TCGATTGATTCTGGAGGTATCCTCCAAGGTGGCTCGAACTCAATTCAATTTTCTGGCAACTTCATCGCTAACAACAGCTTTCTACGTCTTGACGGCCCCGCCCTACGTTTTGGCGCGTCCGACGACGTTGCCATCGGGCGTGATGGCGCGGCTGAAACGCTCGCTCTCGGTCGGCGCAACACGTCCGCCAACACTCTCCGCATCTACGGCACATGGACGGACACTAGCAACTACGTTCGTCTCGCACTCAACACGACCTCGACCACCATGGGAATCGCCTGCGAAACAGCAGGCACAGGAGCCGACGACATCGACCTCACTCTGACGCCAGCCGGAACGGGCAACGTGCGCTTCGGAACTCACTCCGCTGTGGGCGCTGAAACCGTCACAGGCTTTATCACCATCAAAGACAGCGGCGGCACCAGTCGCAAACTCGCAGTTATCTCATAAGCCATGAACATCCTCATCACCCCCGAGCAAGAAGCCATCTTCGCCACAGAAGCAGCCGAGCGCAACAAGGCGCTCGCTCAAGGCGACACGCCACACACGGCTGAGAGCATCGCTCTTCTACTCATCGCTAAGAGCGCGAATGGGTACGCCGTCACCCACGAGACAGCGACTCGCGCAGCCCTCGCCAGCAATGAACGCCTCGTGGCTCTCGGTGCTGCGGTCTCCGCGCACCCCGAGAAGATCGACGCCGTTGAAGCCGCCGTCACTGCAATCCTGAATCAATAACCGCACACCATGACCCCCGACGACATCGCCCTCGACCGCCAGTTTATCCAGTCACAACTCGACGGGCTAGCCCCTCAAATTCGCCAACATTCCATCCTCCTCCGCGCATACACCGCAGGCGGTGACGCTGTGAAGGATATGAAAGACAAAGTGGCCGCAGTGCTCGGCGGTCAGATCGCTATGCGAGAAAGCCTCGAAGCTGACCTCGCTGCACTCGACCTTTCTACTCCCGCCTCATGAGCATCTCCAAGCTCCAAAAACCCCTCCAAACCCTAGGCGTCACCCCCTGGCAGCTCATCCTGGGCATTGCCTGCATCGGTTCCTGGTGGGCCACGGTCCAGCCCCTTCCAGGTAAGCTCGAACAACTCAATACCACAGTCCAGGCCCTAGCCACCCGCGTCGAGGTCCAATCTGTCCTTCTCGATTCTGTCAAAGCTCTCCACCAGGAGGTCAAAGAAAACACGCTCGAACGAAAGGAAGAGATCAAACAGCTCCGTGAGGAACTCTCCCGCATCTACCAAAAGCTCACCACTAATCGGTTATCCTCGAAGACCGATGACATCTTCGGCAAACTTGACCAGCCCAATGAACTTTCTCCTATTAAGTGAGCTCACACTCAACGAACCACTCGGTTGGATCGTTGTCGGTTGCATTTGTCTTCTCTGGGCAATGATAATCCTAGCTAATCAAAAGTTATGACTACTTTCGTTAAAACCCTGCTCACCATCGCTCACCAGGAAATCGGCATCACCGAGTCTGGTTCCTCAAACCGTGGTCCACGAGTAGACCAATACCAACAAGCTACCTGGCTAGACAAAAAAGACTGGGGCGCTTGGTGTGCGGCATTCATCTGCTGGGTTATCCGGGAAACTATCAAACAGACCAACACTAAAGAAACCGCTGGCTTCAAGCGCCCTCGCACCGCCGGTGCATGGGACTTTGAACGCTGGTCGCTGGCTCAAGACTCTACCACACAAACCCGCAAGCCTGCAGGCCAAGACATCCTTCCTGGGGACTTGATTGTTTTCAAATTCTCCCACATTGGCATTGCTCAATCCTCTCCAGATCGCCAGGGCAATTTCACCACTATTGAAGGTAACTCCAATTCCAAAGGCTCTCGCACGGGCGGCATGGTCTGCGAGGGCAAGAGAAACATCTCCCAAGTCCGTTCGCGCATCCGCTTCACACTGCCATGATCCTCAACATCCAAGGCCTAGACTCCCCGCCTAGCCGGACCGCTTTTCCTGTGGAGACCATTCCTCCAGAGGACGTCTCCATCCTCCCCGCGCGGAAGGGTCTCTCTCCCACATTCCACGGAGCCAAGCCTCCGGCCACCGAGATCCAAAAGGAAAAAGCTGTCCACCGCACAGCAGCTTACATGATCGCTTCTGGAGCTCGTCCTAAAACCGTGGCCGCTGAACTCGGTGTCGCCGATGCCACTGTCTCCAACTGGATTCGCCAGCCCTGGTTCCAAGCCAACGTCAACCAGATCATCCAGGACGAGTTCTCCGGTGACATCACCCAGATGCTCAAGTCCGCAGCTTCCACGGCTGTCCTTGTCACGATGGACCTGATGAACAACTCGATTGATGAAAAGGTCAAACTCAATGCTGCCAAGGACATTCTCGATCGCTTCCGCGGTAAGCCCACAAACTTCGTCCACCACACTAATCATCAAATCTCCGAAAACCCGGCTGAGGAAATCAAACGCCTCGAAGAAACCCTGCTCAAAACCACGATACAAAACTAACATCTTATGGCTCTCGGTAACTCACACTTACCGAGGGCATCTTACTTATGTACAACACGAGACAATTTTCAGATAACGGCTTTAAGGTTGTTGCTGACACGAATGCATTGACCTCAGGGAACTACTCCGGCATCCAGGTGCTTGAAGAAGCCGTGATCGCATCCATCACCTTTGAGTCTGGCTATTCTGGCGACACCGGAATCCAGACTCTCACGCTCCCAGCCGGGCTTTACCGCCCGATGCTTTTCACCACGCTGACTCTCACTAGTGGTAAAATCATCGCAGAGAAAAAGTAACCCTATCTCCCACCATGGAAACACTCGAAGCTGCTTTTTTAACCAATCCTCGGTTTGAAGACATCACTGAAGGTAACGAGACCCAAAAGCTCCGCCTTCTCGATGAGCTTCGAGTGTTCTCGGCGGTGCTTAATAACTTCATCCACATCCCCGCTGGGTTTGAGTTTGAAGAAAGCATCCCTTCGTTTCTCTTCTCCCTCGCCCGCCCTGTAGGTGAGAGCAAACGCGCTGCCTGCATTCACGACTGGCTCTATATCCACGGATCTTACAACAACCCCGGTGGCACCTTTCCCGTCACCCGCCCTCAAGCTGACGCGGTTTATCATGAATTCCTGCGGGCCAAGGGTGTTTCCAAAACGCGCTCGTTTTTCCGCTGGCTAGGTGTTCGTCTGGGCGGCTGGTCACATTTTAACTCCCTCTAACCCCAATGGCTTCTAGCGAAAAGGTTCACTATTCTGTCGTTCCCATTGCAGGGACTGTAAATGATCGTGGGATTATTCTTTACGTTCGGGAGTCATTTATGACCGCAGCGATTACTCTCACTGCTGGAACAACTTTGACGGATTTTATGTCTGCTCAGGACATTCCCAAGGGCGACGCTATTGAAATGGGGTATGGAACGTATATCTATAAAGAGCAAATTGGAAAAGAGGGTAACAATCTTCGCTTTGTCTTTCTTAAAGCCAAGACGGAAGAGGAAGAAATCACACCAGTTAAAGAGCCTTTTTTAATCAACGAAGTCACCTGGTGGCCTAATTGGTTAGTCTCCCTTTACGCCTTGCGCGCTTCCGTGCAGCTGCAAAGCGAGGCAGGTGCCTTAGGCCTCGCTGGGAACACCAGCAACACTGTCACTGGCACACGTTACTTTGATCGCTATATTCTCGTCCCTGGTGGGGACTTTAACACCCAGCATATCGTAGAGGAATTCTTCTCCTACCGTCCGATCCCAGGTTTTGTTGCTACTGAACCCCGTCCAACAACGGTTCAGTATTCCACGCTTGGAATGCAGAATTCTATCAACTGTGTTCATGAAGAGGTTAAAATTCCTGAGGTTATTCTTGCCGCTAGCCGGATTGAAGATTTTGGCACACCAAATGCCAGGGAAGTTCAATGGGAACTAGGTTCTGTTTATCCTGCTACAAACATGACAGGTTGGACACCTCATTATCGTAAGCTTCAGGTAACTGAGCGCGACGGAGGTTTTTACTACCGTCGCCATTATGTTATTCCTCCAAACCCTTTCAAACCCTTAGAAATCTAATTATGCCTACTACTTATTCTGCTTACCGTGCTTGTGATCAAGCCAGCGGTGTTTTTCTTACTCCAGCAATTCCAAATATTATTGACGTGGTAAGCCTTGCTGGCCTACGGTTGACGGTAGGTTCAAACATTATCACTGTCACAAGCACAGCAGGACTCTTCCCAGGCATGTCGCTGTTTATCCCCTACGTGCCAATGGGGGCGTTTATTCACGCGGTGATGAGTGACACTCAGATTGTTGCCTATGGAATTCTGCGAGATGCCACCACGGGAGCCTATACTGTCTCTGCTGATGCTGCTGACGCCACACTAGACGTTACCACCGGCAGCCTTACGGGACACGCACGAGGGTTCAATGAATTTGGCATTGTCACAGAACAAACCGACGGCACGACATATCGAAACGAATTTGCTACCACAGGAGCTGGCTGGGCGGCGTATGGCACCTATACTACACCTGAACCTGCTGACCCCTATCCGGACAAGACAACCCGAACCAAGCAAGATTTTGGGGCTCAAGCTGGCATCGTAATCGTCCCAGGTGAACTGTCAATAAAAACCCAAGGATACACTTCCAGCACCCCCAGGATATACGACTCAAGCATTGTAGTTGCAACTGAATCGGTCAAAGCAAGTGTAACTGATAGCATCGCTAAAGTTCCACCGCGCCCACAAACACGCTGGGTGCACGAATACGTCCTTGTAGCTTCTACTGGCGCAGTAACTCGTATTAGAAAAGCTCCTAATGTGCAGATGGTCCGCACTGGAGCCAGCATTTAGTTCAACTACAAAACTTACCTCCTATGAACAACGACTGGAACGCTCAACTTCGTGATATATTCTCGCGCCAAAAACAAGCTATGGAGCTTTATCGGAACCAAGAGCAAGCGGCAAAAATGAACGCTCAGAACAATGGAACCACGAACTTCACCGCTGTGGACACCGGCGGTATCATCAACCCTGGTTCATTCACTCCAGCGCCCGCTGGCATGGACGCTGGCCAGTTCAGCGGTGCTCCACTTGAAAGCGCGTCTTTTTTTGGCTCAGGCCAAATGAACGAAGTTGGATACGCTCCGTCAGGAGATGAAAGCAGTCCATTCTTACCTCCGCCTAGCCGAGGTCGCTGGCAAATGGGCGACGATGGCCGCATGGTTGATCCAAACACAGGTCAACGCAGAATCCTCTCACAGCGCGACGGAAGCACAAGAGCTAAACCACGCCTTATGGGTTCTGCCGGTGGCGGCGGACTTAACAAGTTTCAACAACAACAGCGCAGAATGTGACCACTGTCGATCCAGACCAACAGGACCGCCTCAAAGCTCTCCGCCGACTCGCTGAACTCCGTAAAAACTACGGACTCTTCGCCTATCGTCCACAGCCTAAGCAGAACCTTTTCCACCTCGCGGCACATTACAAATATCGCTACCTGCGCACAGGCAACCGCTTTGGCAAATCCACCTGTGGCTCCGCAGAGGACTGTGCCTTCGCCCTCGGCGGCCGCCTATGGCTTCCTGAATCCGATCCGAATAGGTATTTGGGGATTCCCAAGCGGGCAACAAAAGGAGTGATTCTTGTTGCTGACTGGGACAAGGCGCGGGAAATCTTTACCTCGCTAGAGACTGGGAAGCTGATGTCGTTTTTACCGAAGGATCGGATTGAGCAGATTGTGAAGAATCAGGCCGGTGAGGTCTCAGTGATTAAGGTCAAGAATATCTGGGGAACCATCTCCACGATTGAACTGGACACCGTGCGGTCGTATATGGCTAACCCAATGGGGCTTGAGTCTTCGCAGTGGGATTGGATTCATGTGGATGAGCCGATTCCAGAGGGAATGTGGAATGCGGTTAGCCGTGGACTCATGGACACAGGTGGCTCTGCTTGGTTCACCTGCACGCCGATTGCTGAGCAGTGGATTAATGAATTCTTCTTGCCGGTTAAGATGATGAAGAGTCAGTTTGAAGAAGGGTTTTCCTGGGACAAAAAGCCCGAGTGCTGGATCATGACAGGGTCGAGCTATGATAATCAGACCCTTGATAGAAAAGAAGTGGATCTTTTTGCTAAACAGCTTTCGGAGAGTGAACGGGCTAGTCGAATTTATGGGTTGCCGAAGAACTCTCAAGGTCTCGTTTACTCGGAGTTTGACCAAGAGAAGCATGTGCAGATTGAATTGCCACACGGGTGGAAGGACTATGACGCTCCGCCGGATAATTATACCATCCGAGTCTTTATCGACCCGCACCCACGCACACCTCATGCGGTGCAGTTCTGGGCCACTGCGCCTACGGGGCAATCGTTTTGTTATCAGGAAATCTTCTCCCCTTGTTACATCCAGGATCTGTGCTCGATGATTCTCCGAGTCCTCAACGGGCGCACACCGTGGCAAATCTGCGTGGACCCGATTGCTTTTATCCCCAACCCGGTTGATGGTAAGTGCTACGCAGATGTGTTCATCTCCAATGGCCTTAATGTTATGCCCGCGCCCAAGGAACTCTCGACTGGGATTCAAAAGGCCAAGCAAGCTCTCGTCCGGGAGAATAATATCTTTATCATGTCCTCGTGCTCGGAGACAATCAAGGAATTCTACACCTACTGTTGGGACAAAGATAAAGAAAAACCCGTTGACAAAAATGACCACATGATGGAATGTTTCTACCGGGCGTGCGTTGTTGGCCTTGATTGGGTTGACGTTTCTCGCCAAGCGATCAAGCTAGATGAAGTTGATTTCATGGATCGTTCATTGGACCTGAAATACTTTTCTTCTGGTAATCTTTCACAAATTGCAGCTTAATTTTATGCCTGACTACAAGCTCATTCCAAACCCAAGAGAGTTCTTTGGTTGGTCGCAAGACTATAAAGGTTCTTTAGCTGATACTGTAAATCATCGCACCAACGTGGCCCCTGACTCTGGACCCACTCAAGACGATTTAATCTTGGCAATCAACAAATTGATGGGCACTGCTCCTGCGCAGGCTAAGCGTTCTCATATAGGTATTCCATTCCTACTCCAAGCGGAGCCTGGGATGACAGCAATTTCTCCGTCTCGTGAGGCCTATTCACGAGCTTATGACTTAATCCAAGGAGCAAAACTTCCGGCTGCATTGGATCAAGCTTCTCAAACACAAATGTTGTTAGCTCATTTACGTAGCCAAGGTATCCAACCATGACCCCAGAACTTATCGAACGCCTTTCGGCGGAAATTCAAGACGAAAAGCTGGATGAGCTGCGTTCTATGCTAGTGAGAAACCTGAATCGTTCTCGCGGCGACATGGCTAAGAACTACGCAGCTTGGGACAAGGCACTTGATACCTATCGCTCCATCCGCACAGCTGATGCGCAGGATGCTCGTGCTCGGAATAAGGGTGAGCCGGAGAAGATGACCGTTCCGCTTTCCTACGCCCAGGTCAACACTCTTGTCACCTTCCTCTTTCTTGCTTACACACAAAAGGAATCCATCTTTGAGCTAGAAGCCACAGGCCCAGAAGACTACGGTCCAATCCGCGAGGCCTGTCAGGCTATCCTTAACCGAGAAGAGCGCCAAACCCGCTACCACTCCAAGCTCGTCCAGGCTCTCCTAGACATGGCTCGGTTTAAGATCGGGGCCATGAAAACCTCTTGGCGGTATAGCTCCAAGACAATCCAGCGTGAGCAGTCCGCTATCGAAATCCCCTTCGCTGGGATGGGTGGTTTGACAATGTCGATGGAAGAACCCGCCCTTCAAGACGACGAAGTCATCACCTACGAAGGCAACGAGGTTGATGTCATCTCTCCTTACAACTTCTTCTTCGACACCCGCCAACCGCTCTCTCGCTGGCAGCAAGGCCGATTTGCCGCAGATGAGACTGAATACCATTTCCAAGACCTCCGCGCTATGGAAAAGGCTGGGTCATTGACCGGAACCGAGCACATCACAGCATTTACAGCCGAAGCTTGGAAGAAACGCGACGAAGGAACTCGACTGGGCAATGTAAGCCCACAGGATACCAAGTCTGGTGAGCCCAAAAAAGACTTCATGGTTTGCCTCACGACTATTCAGGCTAAGATCGTCCCAGCGGACTATGACCTCTCTGACTCCCAGGAAGAGGAGATCTGGCTATTTGCAATGGCCAATGACCAAAGACTCCTCTCTGCGCAGCCACTGAACGCTCCGCATGGTGAATTCTCCTATGACATCTTGGCTCTTTCCCCCGACCAGCACACGGAACTTTGCGATTCCCTTTCCTCTCTCATCGACCCCCTCCAAGAGGTCATCACCTGGCTTATCAATGCCCGAGTCGCTGCTGTTCGCCAGAACATTGAAGGTCGCTTTGTTGTTGACCCCAGTTTTGTTGATCTCTCTACCCTCACTGCTGGTAATAAATACATTCTTCTTAAGAAAAACGCCCCTTACAACCAGGGCGTTGCTGCGTTTATTAGCCAGCTTAAGACCGTCGATCCAACGGTTACCCACATGCAAGATGTGCAGAGTCTCTCTCAGCTCATGCAGGTGGTTTCAGGTGTGAACGAAAACTCCATGGGCCAGGTTGCCTCGGGCCGTCGTTCCGCTACCGAAAACCGTGCAGCCAACGCTGGCGCAGCTTCCCGAATGAAGCTGATTGCTGCCACTGTGTGGATCGACGGTCTTGCTCCACAGGGAAGGAAGATGCTTCTTAACTGTCGGCAGGACATGACCTTTGAGACTTATGAGAAAGTTCTTGGAATGTCGGCAATCGAGACCTATGACCGCTTCCATCCCCAAGATCCAATCGAACTCCTAGGCAACGAAGACTACTTCTCCTACGATGGCACGCTGTCCTCCGAGAAGAACTACATGGCTCAGTCGCTCCAGGAACTCATTATCGCCCTGGCCTCTAATCCTGAGCTTGCCCAGGCTTCTGGCTTTGACCTTGTCGCGATGACCAAAGAAGCTTTTGCCCTGCGAGGTCTCAAGAACCTTGATCGTTTCCAACTCCAACCCCAACCACAAAATGGACTCCTCCCTCCAACTCTCCCGCCAGGAAGCGGACCAGCTGCTGCTCTCCCTCCAGTTGCTTGAAAAGAATGACGCTTTCAACACGTTTCGACAAGAAGCTCAAGAGCTTTACGAGCGATCAATAACCTCAATTCTCCAAGACACTCCAGTTGACATCAGAACCTTCCTCGTCCGCGAGCGGTTAATTGGTGCAACCCAGGAGCTTAAAAGATTTCTCGATCAGCCTCAAACAATGGCTGACGATTTAACCCAACAAATAACACAACACGACAATGCCAAATGACCTTGAAACCGAGGACGATCTTAACGATGACCTCCCAGAGGATGAACTCCTCGACAATGACTCCGTCGATCTTAACGATGACGACTCCACTGACGACCAGACTGCTGACAAATCAGCCGGTCTTACACCTACACAAATTGCTGAACTCGCAGCTCAAACAGCTATGCGACTGCAGCCTCGTCAGACCCAACAGCAAGTCCAGCTTTCCCCAGAGGAACTCGACGCCAAGCTCAACCGTTACAAAGTTAACGCTGAGTTTGTTAAACTACTCCGCGACCCCGAAGCCGCGCCCGAGAAACTAGTCGAAGCCTTTCAGGCGATCATCGACGGCACAGCCAAGCATGCTGTGACATCCGCCCAGTTTCTCTATCAAAACGATCTTGGTCCTATTCAACAGCAGCTTCAAGCACAAGAAGCTTTTGTCCGCGAGCAGCAAACCAGGACCTTTGTTAAGAATGTGAGCTCTCAGTATCCATCCTTGGCAAAGTATGAGCAAGTGATCCGGCAAGCCACAGAGCTTGTCTCCCAAAGTGGCTACAAACCACAGAGCCATTCTGACGCGCGTCGTCAGGTTGCCCTGCAAGCCCAGCATATCATCCGCTCCATTGACCCTCAATTTTCCATCAAATCGAATCCAGCTCGACAGGCTGGCGGTTTTAGTCCTCAGCGTTCGTCTTCTGGAGGGAGACGAAACGCCCAGGCCAAAACCGGTGCAGGCAGTTTCTCTGAATACCTCCGTTAATCGCAATTACCCATAACCCACAATGTTAGGTCTCATCTCTTCTACTGACTTGGAGTCTCGTTACTCTGAGCGCGCAATTCGTCAAATCTTCTGGAAATATCCCCAAGGCAAGGCGATTCTCTCTTATCTTCTTTCTCTCATGGACAAAGAGGAAACTGACAAACCAAAGTTTTCTTGGTTTGAGCAGGCCCATAAACATCAGGAAAGCACAACTGCAACGTCGGGTTCTCTCGGCGGTGGTGGTGCTGGGCCTTTTGTCAACTCGGCAAACACTGCGAGTCAGGCCGCTGCTGGCTTTGCATGGACTTCGGGAACCACTTATGGTGTCTATGTTGCCGATGCAAGCAAGTTCTTGGTCGATGACTGTGTTTGGCTGAAACGAGTTCCAAACGCAGCTGCTTCTGCTTTCCTCGATCTCAACGGGATTGTCACCGCTATCGACACGGCACTGAACTATATCCTCGTTGTCTCCACCGCCACGGTTGCCGATGTCAGCAATGACACCGATGCTAACTCAATCGCTGTGATGAACGTCGGTAAATCCGCCGCTGAGGGTGACCGCTCTCGTGAGGGTCGTGTTGAGTTTCCGATTGAACCGGAGAACTACACACAGATCTTCCGCCAAGCGGTTGGTCCGTTTCCCTCCACCGCCCTCAAAGCTGGCCTTCGTTTTGACAAAACTGGCATCTACGCCAGCGCAGTCAAGCAAGCTAGCCTTGACATCACGGAGTCGATTGAAATGTCTGCTTTCTTCGGCGAGCGTGGTGTTCAAACCGTGACAAACCAAGGTGGCAAGTCTGTCCCTCGTCGTCAAACCGGCGGTGTTCGCTGGTTCCTCAAGCAGTATGAACTTGCTGACGGTGGCTCTTTCGGCTACCGCAC